AAGGCGTTGGAGCGGTTCATGCCGCCCAGCCGCGAGGTCATGTCCCTGCGCGAGCAGGTCGGGCAGCACGCCAACAACAACGAGCTGCTGGCCGAGTCGATCGCCGACCTCGAGCGGGCCCTGGCGGACCCGGGCTGGATCCGGTTCCAACATCAGGCCGACCTCGAGTTCACCGCCGACGGCCTGGTCCAGCTGCGGGCCATCTGCCGGCTGTACGCGATCAAAAACCCGCTGATCAAACGCGGCCTGAACCTACGCTCGGCCTACGTGTGGGGCCAGGGCGTGGAGGTCACCGGTCGGGCCAACGGCAAACGCGACGACAACGAGCAGGACGTGCACGGGGTTGTGCACACCTTCCTGGCCGATCCGTCCAACATGCGGGCGGTCACCGGCCCGGAGGCGCGCGACCAGCTTGAGACGTTCGGGCTGGGCTGCGAGGGCGATGTGTTCATCGCCTGCTTCACCCAGCCGGCCACCGGCGGGGTGCAGGTGCGCACCATCAGCCCGGACGAGATCGCCGATGTGGTGTGCAACCCGGACGATGCAAGCGAGCCGTGGTACTACCTGCGCCGCTGGTATGAGGACCGGTTCAACGAGGACACGGGACGCCGCGAGGGCGAGTGGCGGGAGCGGTTCTACCCGTGCATCGACTACCGGCCCAAGGGCAGACCGACCCGGCTGGGCCCGATTCCGGTGGCCTGGGATGCGCCGGTGCTGCACATTGCGGTCAACCGGCCCCGCGGCTGGAAGCGCGGCGTGCCCGACGCCTATGCGGCGATCGACTGGGCCCGGGCCTACAAAGAGTTTCTGGAGGACTGGGCCCGGCTGATGAAGGCCCTGTCCCGCTATGCCTGGAAGGCGACCACCCCCGGGTCGAAGGCGGCCGCGGTGCGGACGAAGGTGGCCGCAGCGCCGTCTACTTCGGAGCTGACCGCCGGGCCGTTGGCGGCCGGCGCGACCGCGCTGCTCTCACCCGATGTCGCGTTGGAGGCGATCAACAAGAGCGGCGCCAGTATCGACGCCGAGTCGGGCCGGCCGCTGGCGATGATGGTGGCGTCCGCGCTGGGTGTGCCGGTGACCATGCTGCTCTCCGATCCCGGCCAGGTCGGCGCCCGGGCCACGGCCGAGACGTTGGACCAGCCGACCGAACTGGAGATGAACCAGCGCCGGGACCTGTGGGCGGCGGCCTATCAGCGGCTGTTCGCCTATGTGATCGCCGAGAGTGTGCGGGCGTCGAAGGGCGCCCTGAAGGGCAAGATCACCGTCGATGCGTACGGCCGGGAGATTGTCACCTTGGCCGGGGACACCGACCCGACGGTTGACATGGTGTGGCCGGACCTGTCCGCGACCGATCCGGCGGTGCTGGTGGAGGCGATCGTCAAGGCGGCCACGACCGCGGTCATTCCGCCGGAGGAGACCCTGCGGCTGCTGCTGACCGCGCTGGGTGTGCGCAATGTGGACCAGCTGGTCGAGTCGATGACCGACGACCAGGGCGGGTTCCTGTATCCCGATGTGCCGAAGGGCCCGGCCGCGTTGGCCCGGGCCGGCGCCGATCCGGCCGCGGCGGGCCCGGGCACCATGGTGCCGGACGCGACCGCGGAAGCGTGGGAGTTCGACGAGGAAGATCTAGACGAGGGGAACGAACCATGACCGAACCAACGCCCACGGTGGCCGAGTTGCAGGACGAGCTGCGCGAGCGCGAACTGCCGGTGTCCGGGACGAAGCCTGAGCTGATTGAGCGGCTCGCCGAGGCCGACGCGGCCGCACCCGAAGCGGAGGCTGAGGCGGCGGAAGCTGAGGCTGAGGCTGAGGCTGAGGAGCCCAGCGAGGAGGAGGCCGCTGAGGCTGAGGTCATCGCCGAGGCGGCCCTGGTCGACGACGACGGCAAGGTCGACACCGACCAGACCGTCGCCTACGCCGACGACATCCGGGGCAGCATCGCCGAGATGGTCGACACGCTGGCCGCGTTGGCCACCGTGCTGACCGACCTCGAGTCGCGCAACGTCGACCCGGCCGGGGCCGCGATGATGGCCGCCTCGGCCAAGGTCCGGGCCCATCTGGACGACGTACAGCGCAACCTGGCCCCGCTGTCGGGCGCGGTGCAGGCCCTGGCCAACGAGGCGGCGGCCAAGCCGGCCGCCGAGGTGTGAGAGGAAACCCCGATGCGTAAGTTCTTCATCGTCGCCGCGGCTGTGCTCGGGTCGCTGCTGTTTGCTACGCCGGCCTGGGCCGGCAGCCCCCACTTCGTTGACGACACGGTCACCGCCACCATCTCCGGCGACAGCCTGACCGTGGCCGGCAAAGAGGCCGGGCTGGGCGACGAGGCCCAGGTCCACATCGTCGTGTCGGCCACTGCGGCCTGCGTCAACCCGGGCGGCAACAAGCCGAAGGCCGCCAACAAGCAGTCCGTCTCGGCTGAGGGCGACTTCCCGGTGCAATCGGGTCACGCTGAGTTTTCACTGACGCTGACGGCCGTGTTCCAACCCTCGTGCAGTCCACCGATGTCGGTGGCCTGGTCGGACATCACGGTCACCGACGAGACCAGCGGGATCACGACCAGCCTGTAAAGACGGAAGGGTCGACCCGGTGGCGATCGCCCGCGAGACCCATTCGCTGCTGCGCAACCTGATGGTCACCGTCGGCGCCGAAACCGACGGAGTCACCCGCGACCTGACCAAGGCGTGGGTCCGTTCCTGGGATGAGCTGGCCAGCGCGTGGGCGGGCGGCCTGCAGGACGCCACCGAGTTCGCCATGCAAACCGGCATGTGGCCGGGCGGGGCCGAGCAGGACCGGCTGGAACGGCTGCAGGACGCGCTCGACGCCAGTCAGCTAGCCCTCGAACAGCTGGGCAAACGGACCGGGGTCGCGGTCACCGACGGGGCCGGTCGGGTCATGTCGACCGACCTGGACCTCGAACCGCGGCTGATCGCCAGCCAACTGCCAGCCGGGGAGCAGGCCTCGGCGTCGGCCCGGTTCGCGGCCAACTTCGGACCGGACGCCCTGTCCATCATGGTGTCCCGCACCCAGGCCGACATCGTCTCCCTGGCCAAGCCGCTGTCCGGCGTGGCCATGGAGGCGATGCGGCGGGAGCTGATCAAAGGCGTGGCGCTGGGCGACAACCCCCGCGTCGTGGCCAAGGCCATGCTGGACCGGGTGCAGGGCGCGTTCGAGGGCGGCCTGACCCGAGCCACGGTGATCGCCCGCACCGAGATGCTCGACGCCTACCGCACCGCATCGATGCACGCCCACGCCTCTAACGCGGACGTGATGGCCGGCTGGGTGTGGCAGGCAACCCTGGACAAGCGGACCTGCCCGGCCTGCTGGTCGATGAACGGCCGGCAGTTCCCGGTCACTCAGCCCGGCCCGTGGGATCACCAGCAGGGCCGCTGCGCCCGGCTGCCGAAGACCAAGTCGTGGTCCGAGCTGGGCATCAAGGGCCTAGACGAGCCGACCGACCTGCTGCCCGACGCGCAGGCGAGGTTTTGGAAGCTGCCGCCGAACGCGCAGCAGGCCATCATGGGGCCGCGCCGTTTGGAGCTGCTCCGCTCCGGGCGGATCGGCTTCGACGACCTGGCCATGCAGCGGGGCGCGGTCGGCTGGCGGCCGTCGTTCACCCCCCGCGCGGTGCAGGATCTGGACCGGCTGGCCCTCAAGCGCAAGGCGGCCGGTGTCGCGCCCAGCCCGCATCCGTCGGCGCCGGGCGGCCCGGTCCCGACCACCTCCCGCGGCAAGGTCGCGCAGGCCCGGGCCCGGCAGGCCGACATCGACCAGGCCGGCAAGGTGGCCGACGTGGTGTCCGACATTGACGAGCGGATCGACAACGGGGCCACCGCCGCGGTGATCCGGCGCAGCATCAACGCCACCGCCCGGCGGGTCGGCCTGCCGGATGGTCTGCGCGACGAGCTGCTGGCCGCGTTCAAGGCCGACGACGCGGCCGCGCTGGCCGCGGCCGCCCGTCGGGTCGCGACCCGGGCCAACCTGTCCCCGATCGGCCGGGCGGGCGCGCACACCAGGTTCGACCCGAAGCTGCACCGCCC